TATTAAGCGAACTAGTAGGATCCTCTGCTAGCTTTTGGAGTCGTTTTGATAACCGCTTTCTTTTTCGTTTTATGGTTTTTCGTTTTATGGTTTTTCGTTTTATGGTTTTTCGTTTTATGGTTTTTCTTCTTCCCTTACGAACAGTGATACGTCGCTTTGATCGTTCATGTAGTATTTTCCAACGTTTTAGTCCCTTTTTTATCTGAACAATCTCCCACATATTACCATCATTTCCTACTTTTCTTTCACCTAAAATAAATTCTTTCGCATGCTCAGAGGGCGCTTTTCGCATTTATATATATATATATATTGGAGGGATTAATTATATTATTTAGGTTGATTAACTAACTAAATAAATGGTATAGATTATCTCATAATATATTAACTAGTATGAAAAAAGTAAGAGGTAAGAAAAGGAGAGGAAATGTAGTAATTAAAAAGAGTTGCGAAACGCTAAAAGAGGAGTTTAAGGATAAGAAGACAATAGATCTTGAAAATGCAAATGATATTGCTTTATTGAGATGCATGGAAACAGAAGATAGAGAATCAGTCGCCGCAAATGAGGAGGAATATGGTTATTTATATCCAATTTTAGAAGATTCCAAATTTAATATCAAAATTGCGAAAAAGAAGGAATTTTATGATAGTAGATATGAGGAAAAGACTTCTGAAGATTTTAATAATATTAAGGAGGTTGCTCAAAGACTATGCGATAATACAGAATTTGAATTGGCCCCTCATCAAATGTTTGTAAGAAATTTTATGTCTTTTCAAACACCTTATAATGGATTACTATTATTCCATGGTGTTGGAACAGGTAAAACATGCTCTGCTATATCGGTATGTGAAGAGATGAGGACCTATTTAAATCAATTAGGAATTACAAAACGGATCATCATTGTGGCCTCCCCGGCTGTCCAAGAAAACTTCAAGATTCAATTATTTGATGAACGCAAACTGAAACAGGTAAATGGACTATGGAATATTAAAGCATGCATTGGAAATAAGTTTTTGAAAGAGATAAATCCAATGAATATGAAAGGTTTGGAGAGAAGTAGGGTTGTTAGACAGATTAAGCGAATTATTTCTCAATCATATCATTTTCAAGGATATATAGAATTTTCAAATTACATTAGTCGTGTTATGGATAGGACAATCTTAAAAACGGATGATTCATCCGTGGTAAGTGCTAAGCGCCGAAGGGCATTAAAAAGAGAATTCTCAAATCGAATGATAGTGATTGATGAGGTGCATAATTTAAGAGTTACAGATGATGGTTCTGTGAAACCAAGTTCAGAAAATATGTTGCGTTTAGCCGCAAATACAGATAATCTTAAATTATTAATATTATCGGCTACCCCAATGTTCAACACATATTCGGAAATCATTTGGCTTCTTAATCTATTAAATTTAAATGATGGTAGGTTTCCAATTACCGAAAAGGAGGTTTTCAATAGAAAAGGCAATTTTGTTCAAAATAAATCTGGTATAGAGATAGGTAAAGATATATTAATTCAAAAGATGTTGGGATATGTTTCTTATGTTAGAGGCAATAACCCATTTACATTCCCATATAGTATATATCCAAAGGAAGCTGGGAATCCGAAATCATCTATTGCCCTGTTATCAAGCGGCGAATGGAAATATCCAGAAAAACAAGTTAATGGAACAGCTATAATAGCACCTATTGATATATTAGATTTGACTATTATAGAAATTGGCAGTTATCAGATTAAAGGTTATAATTTTATATTAAACTCTATGAAAAAAGATAGACGTTATAAGACATTGAATGATCCAGATAAAGGATTATCGTATACGGTTCTTGAACCACCGTTACAGGCTTTAAATATGATATACCCACACGCGGAACTTGGAAAATCAAAGGAAAAAGATTTATATAAGTATCTCTATGGGAAAAGAGGTCTTGATCGCGTCATGAGATATAATGAAAGCACGATGTCAGAATTTGGATATGAAGATAAGACAATACAAAATTTTGGTAGGATATTTGCACCTGGTATTATTGGGAATTATAGTTCTAAAATATCTTCTATATGCGATTCAATTCTAAATTCGCAAGGAATAGTATTTGTCTATTCACAATATATCGCAGGGGGGGCGGTTCCTATTGCTCTTGCCCTCGAGGAGATGGGAATTACCAGGTATGGTACAGGTAGATCGCTGTTTGCAAAGGCAGAAGCACCGCCCATTGATGCATTAACAATGCGCCCGAATAACGGCAAAGGAAGATTTCAACCAGCAAAATATATCATGATTACAGGTGATAAAAATTTAACCCCTGACGTTAGGAAAGAATTAAAAGCTGCAACAGGTCCTTTGAATATAAATGGAGAGAAGGTGAAGGTAATTATTGTATCTCGCGCCGGATCTGAAGGATTGGACTTTCAAAATATACGACAAACTCATATTTTAGACCCATGGTATAATCTAAATAGACAAGATCAAATTATAGGCAGAGCTGTTAGAAATTTTAGTCACTGTGCTCTTCCTTACAAAAATCGCAATGTTAGTATATTTTTATATGGAACGCGACTACCGACTCTGACCGAAGCTGTTGATATGTATATTTATAGATTGGCAGAAGAAAAGGCGAGGAAGATATCATCGGTTATCCGAATTTTAAAAGAGAATGCGGTAGATTGTTTATTGAACAGAAAAGGGCAAAATTTTTCGGTTGCAAAGGTGAATAAAGTTGTAGAACAACAAATATCAACGGGGGAAACAATTCGTTATCAAATTGGAGATAAAGATGGAAGTCAAATGTGTGACTTCACAAAATGTGAATACAAATGCAATAGCGAAACGCAGGATATTGAAGAGGTGGATACAACTACCTATAATGAGAGTTTTATAATAATGAATTTAGATAAGATATTACAAAGAATACGGTTATTGTTTAAAGAATCATATATTTATGAAAAAAGTTCGTTGGTTGCGGCGTTAGTACAGATAAAACAATATCCTCTCGACCAGATATACACAGCTTTAAATTACCTAATAACAGAAAAGAATGAGTATTTGACAGATATGCTGGGAAGGCTTGGTAGATTGGTGAATATAGGAAAATTTTACATGTTTACTCCTGTAGAAATTAATCCTAGCGATCATTTAACAAGATTTGAACGCGAGATTCCTATTGATTTTAAGAGAGATAGTATAGTATTTAATTTGCCCGAAAAAATTCCAGATTATAGAAACCCCAGAAATATTGAAGGAAAGACAATAGACATGGAAGCGAGTGATACGATTTATAAGATTATTGAGAAACAATCGCAAGATCTAATCGCGCCAAATATAATTGACACAGAATACAAAGAAGATTGGGCGAAATCTGCAGCATGGGCAATTAAAAATTTACATGAATATAACGGATTTGATAAGAAAACGTTGGTTTCTCTTGCAATAAATCATTTAATAGATGTTTTACCATTTTCTCAAAAAGTGGAATTACTGCAATATATGACTAAAAATAAAGATGACTCAAATGATTTCAATAAAAATGTAAGCAATTACTTTAATAATTATATTATTAATACAGCTGATTGGAAAGGGATCGTTTTAGCAGACTTCAGTAAATCTTCAAAAAAATCAGCATATACTGTTCTAACATGGGACGGGGGAGTTTGGGTAGATAATAAAGAAGCAATTGCAAGGGCTAATCGCATTCGTCCATTATTTGAAAAGTTTCAAATTAGAGATATAGATACTGTCAATGATGTTATTGGTTTTATGGTTTTATTCAAAGGACAACTTATTGTATTTAAAACAAAAGAACTACAATTGAGCGAGAAAGGTAGAACAAATAAAGGAAGTCGTTGTGATAGAGGAGAAGGGAAAGGGGTTGTTATTAAAAGATTAAATTCGTTATTATCACAAGGCGTAGAACCAATAAAATATAAGATGAAAAAAAGTAGTATAGATTCTATTTACGGCAATAAAGATATCAAACAAAAAATTAAATCAGGGAAGAAGACAAAAGAAGTAAAGATTACAGGTCTCCAGCTTTGCATTGAATCTGAATTGTTATTACGATATTATGATAATATAAAAAAAAATGATAAAAGATGGTTCTTCAATACTGTTTCTACTCTAATAAATAATGTGGTTAAACTTGGAATACAATAAATTGAAAATATATTTAAGAAATTATATCTATATTATATATCCATGAGTGTATCAAAGGTAAAAACCGGAAAAAGAAAAACAAGAGGATTGGGAATTTATCAACAAAATATACTAACAAAAAAGGTACAACTACCCTACAATGTTGTAGGTAATAACATTGCAGAGAATATAGGTAAGAAACTGTCTGAACAGATTTCTGGAAAATGCATCAAAGAGGGGTATATTAAACCCAACTCAATCCGACTTGTTAGTTATTCAGCTGGGATAATTAATGATAAATTTGTAATATTTACGGTTGTCTTTGAATGTTTAATTTGTAGACCGGTTGAAGGTATGCGTTTCAGGGTTATTGCAAAGAATGTTACCAAAGCGGGTGTAAGATGTGAAACAAAGGAAGAAATTTCACCAGTTGTTGTATTTATTGCGAGAGATCATCATTTTAAAAGTAAGGACTTTGCCAATATTAAGGTCGATGATGAAATTACTGTTAGGGTTATTGGTATCCGATTTGAACTTAATGATAAATATATATCGGTAATTGCTGAATTTATTCCAACTAGAAAAGTGAAAAAGAGACCAAAGATAGTTATATCAAAAAAAGCTTAAAATATATAATGTATTATATGATAAATGAACGGAAAAGATCTTACTGCACTTAGAGATAAAATAGAAGGTATGGATCATATACATCAGGTTGGGATTTTGGAAATTGTTAGAAAATGTAAAATAGATTATACTGAAAATTCAAATGGTGTTTTTATCAATATGACAATTTTATCCGAAGATATTATATATGAAATCAAAGATTATATTAAATACATTAAACTACAACAGCAACAGCTAGACGAAACAGAACAAGATAAGGAACATCTCAAAAATGAATTTTATAAAGATAATAAAGCCAGCGGGTCTTATAATTAATAATGACATCGTTATCAATAAAAACATTACAGCATTATATGTTTACAAATAAGCATATAATGAATATATTAAGTAGTGAATTACCTTCATCTCCAAAAAAGGAGGTGGAATCAAAAAGGGATTCAAAAAATGTACGCAAAATAGAAAGGGAAGAGGAATATATTTTACCAATTCACGCTGATACTATTTTTTGGTGTTTTTATATAATAATGAATGGTCTTTTTGATTATGAAACTCTTGGGAATCAAACATTTAAAGAGGAAAAGGCGATTAAAATAGATTTGGTTGGAGAGTTAAGAAATAATAAAGAATTACTCAAAAAGAATAAATGGAAAAGAAATATAATTGAAAATGAATTGGTAAATGAAAAAAGAATTTCAATTCAATCTTTTTTCTGTATTTCTGCAATAAAAAAAATAAATGTTATTCTGGTAAAAGGGCGATGTGTTTATGTCCAGGAAAATTCACCAGGATCTGACTTCGAAATAATTGTTGAATGTGATCATGGTTTTATGTTATCACAGCACAATAAAGAAGATAAAAAGAATTTAATAAATAATTATTACGTTGATTATTTGATTATTGATAATGTTAATAAACCATTGCAAGCTATAGGCAATTATAAAGTTGGCCCACTTAGAGAAATGTGCAAAAAGTTAAATATTCCAATTGTTACCGATAAAGGTAAGAAATATAATAAAAAGCAACTTTATGACATGATAAAATCAAAAATTTAAAATTGAATTAAACATAATATCTTTTGATATATATATATAATGTCAGATGATAGATCACATGCAGAGAAATTAGCAGATTATACCAAAATATATACTGCTGCTGATAATACATCAAATAAAAACGATGAGTTAGAGGTAATATTTGGAAGTCGATACAAGAAATCTCTTACCAGAATAGAGTTTGAATCGGTTATATCTAAGTTAAAATCTTTGGGTTTTACATCTTCTTCCGGTTCTGGTCAATATCATTTAAATATCCAAAATCAATATATCAATCAGCAAACCGGTATAACGGGAATTGGAAACATTCGTACTACCATAGCCGGAATTAAAAATATTCAGGAGTACTGCAAATCAAATGCATTTGACTTCAGCGATCCTGCTGCGTATATTAGTTTTATGCAAAAGGTTCCAAAGATTTATAAAAGTAAAAAGATTTTCCCTATAAATTTTAATGACTTTAGGTTTAGAGTAAATTATAAAGAGGAAAAGGTATTGAAAAAGGAATTTGGAATTGTACAAGGCCTGCTTCAAACATGGAATGATAAAAAAAAAGTTTTTAGATTGATAAAAAGATTTTCATTTACCAAAAATATAGATGCCTTTTCACAACTTCCGCTGAAAGTAGATTGTAGTGTGGTTAGATCCTCAAAGAGGATAGGTAAGCGTCTTATACCAGAATTTAGAATAGAAAGTTCAGGGATTTTCACAAATCCTGAAAGTTATGAGATAGAAATTGAGGTAGATAGGAATGCTTTGGGGGCGCATGCTAGGGATAGTGAATACCTGTTATCAAAATTGCGTGAAACCATTAAATATGTATTATCAGGCATTCAAGGGTCAAACTTTCCCATTTCGTATAAAGAGCAAGATGATATGTTGCGAGAGTATATGTTGGTATTATACACAGAACCACCTGATCGTAAAATTCGTACCCGAGACTTTGTCGGACCATCTTCAATATCACTTGAACGACCAAATATAGCACCAATTACCAGTGACATGATTGTTCCAAATATCAGAAACCCATATACGGTTACAGAGAAAGCGGATGGTATGAGAAAATTAGCATTTATTAATAGCAAAGGAAAAATATATCTTATAGATACTAATATGAATGTCCAATTTACAGGTGCAGTAACCACCTCAAAATCATTATTTAACTCTATATTGGATGGGGAGCATGTTTTGCATGATAAATATGGGCTGTTTATTAATAATTACTTGGCATTTGATATTTATTATATAAATAAAAAGGATCTAAGAGATCAGCCGTTCTTTGTTGAAGAAGAGGTTGCGGGAGATGATGATAGAGTGAAAAGCGTAGATCAGCGAGGTAGATTGGTAGCGCTTAAAAAATTCATGTCGCATTTAGAATTACAATCGGTTATAACTGATGGAGAATTGCCCATTGTTATAAGAGCAAAAGAATTTCATTATTCGGATGAAAATAATAACGCTATATTTCAAAATTGTCTTACTGTATTGGAAAGAGTAAAAGATCAATTGTTTGAATATGAAACAGACGGATTAATATTTACGCCAGCTGATACTGGAGTAGGAAGCCGTACAACAGGAGAAGTTCTTGATCCCGTCAAACGTACATGGAAAGCATCGTTCAAATGGAAGCCACCTGAACATAATAGTATTGATTTCCTTTGCACTACTATGAAAACGGAAGGAGGAAATGATATTGTAAAAAATATATTTCAGAAAGGTGATGATATGGGAGCGGTTGACAATCTCACGCAGTATAAAACTCTTCAATTGCGCGTAGGTTTTGATGAAGGAAAACATGGATATTTGAATCCATGCGAAGATGTTATTCAAGATCGTTTGCCAAAACAAACAACACGCGAAGAATCGCAGAATTATAAACCTGTTCCATTTTACCCCATGAACCCGACACCACAATATCCCGCATACTTATGTAATATTGTATTGGAAGACAAGGGGAATACAAAGATAATGACAACCGAAGACAAGCATAGTGTCATAGAAGATGAGATGATCGTTGAATTCAGATATGATCCAACAAGAGAGAAGTTTTGGCAATGGGTTCCTATAAAAGCTAGGCTAGATAAGACAGCCGATTATAGAAGCGGTGGAAGAAATTATGGCAATGCTTACCATGTTGCACAAAGTGTGTGGAATTCAATACACAATCCCATAACTGAGACAATGTTAACCACAGGTGAGGATATTCCAGATTTGATTGGCGATGACGATATTTATTACAATAAGAAAGATAACGGGACAGTTACAAGATCATTGAGAGATTTTCATAATTTATATGTTAAAAGAGCATTAATATTGGCTGCTGCCAAAAAAGGCGGAACTTTAATTGACATGACTGTTGGTAAGGGAGGCGACTTCTCCAAATGGATATCTGCAAAGTTATCATTTGTGTTTGGAATTGACCTCTCCAGAGATAACATTGAAAACAGGTTAGATGGTGCATGTGCGCGTTTCTTAAATTACAGAAAACAGTTTCGCTCAATGCCTTACGCTTTATTTGTCAATGGAAATAGTGGTCTAAATATTAAAAATACCGATGCAGTTTACAGTGACAAAGGAAAAGAAATTACACGTGCCATCTTCGGAGACGGACCGAAAGATGAGGAAAAATTAGGTAAGGGTGTATATAGGCAATTTGGAAAAGGCAAGGATGGCTTCGATGTTGTGTCAAATCAATTTTCAATACACTACTTCTTTAAAGATTCACAAACATTAAATAGTTTTCTGCGAAATGTATCCGAATGCTGTAAAGTTGGTGGTTATTTTATAGGATCAAGTTATAATGGTCGCGAGGTATTTAGACGTTTAGAGAGAAAGAACGTTGGCGAAAGTATATCAATAAGAACAAAGAGTGGTGTTAAAATGTGGGAAATTAAAAAACAATATGACGCACGAGAGTTTAATAATGATGCATCATCGTTGGGATATAAGATTGATGTTTATCAAGAATCTATTAATAAAACATTTTCGGAATTTTTAGTCAATTATCAATATCTAGCAAGAGTCATGGAAAATTATGGTTTTATATTATTAACACGTTCTGAAGCAAGAGATATAGGATTACCCTCTTCAATGGGGGGATTTGACCAATTATTCACTCAAATGGAAGGCGAATTAAAGTCGCGACGAATAAGACATAGTAACATTGGAACAGCTGCGAATTTATCACTAGATGAAAAAAAAATATCATTCTTAAACAACTATTTCATATTTAAGAAAGTAAGAGACGTGAATGCTGAAAAGGTGAGTCGGATGTTGATTGACCAATCTCCGCAAGCAGCTTCCTTAATATCAAGTGAAGAAAGTAAAATTAATATGGTATTGGCAAAATCTAAACCTAAAAGGCCACGAGTAAAGAAAATTAAGAAAAAGATTAAGATTGCCATGGAACCATCCATCGTTACAAGTATTATTGTACCTGAACTTTCCAAAGGTATTGAAGAAGAACCAGTTGTTGCGATCGCACCTGGTAAGAGAATTAAGATTAAGGGTAAAAAGAAAAAGGCTAGGATTAAAGTAAGTGTACCAAAAAGAAAGGTTAAAGTTAAAGTTAAAGATGATGAGGAATAACTTTTGAAATGATATAAATAATAGAGTTCATATTATTACAACATGAATACATATCGAGTACCTGGAGGGACAGTATATATCACCCCTAATAATATAAGAATAAGATTTGAAGATGAAAAAATTTCTAATTGTTTTGTCAGTACAACACTATCTACCTATCTTAATAAAGTTAAAAAAAGAATAAATAAGTATCCTACAGAATGGGATAATATAAAAAGAATTACAAATACGTATGAATATATTCATACAATTATTCCAAATGGAAAACAATCTATTAGTAAGGTAAAGCCGTTATCACGTGCTTTTTTTAAGCTAATTGAAATGTGCAATTCAATGGATATTTTTAAGAAATGGTATAGCGGAAAAATTAATAGTTTTCACCTTGCGGAGGGACCAGGTGGTTTTATTGAGGCCATGACGCATTTAAGATTCAATAAAAAGGACATGTATTATGGAATGACATTAATTGATTGCGAAAATGAACATGTTCCGGGCTGGAAGAAAAGCGCTTTGTTTTTAAGAAAAAACCCCAATATTACCATTGAAGCGGGTGAGGATGGAACCGGTGATTTGTATAATGCACCAAATTTAGATTATTGTAACAAATTATATAGTAATAAAATGGAATTCATTACTGCAGATGGAGGGTTTGATTTTTCTGTAGATTTTAATAAACAGGAGTTAATGGCGATGAAATTGATATTTGCGGAAGTAATTTATGCATTGGTTATGCAAAAACCAGGGGGGGCGTTTGTTTTAAAGATTTTTGACACCTTTTTAAAAGGCACAATAGATATTATTTTTCTTCTTAGTTGTTTTTATGAAAAAGTGCATATAACAAAACCACACACAAGTCGCGCTGCAAATTCTGAAAAGTATATTGTTTGTGAAGGTTTTAAAAGACCATTAAGTGCAGATTTAATTAAAAAACTGCGTGCGGTTCTTGTTATATTGAATAACCCAAACATAAATAATTTAACGATTGGGTCTTTACTAGATATAAAACTACCCTATTATTTTATAAAACGAATTGAAGAAATAAATGCTATATTTGGTTCTCAGCAAATAGATAATATATTAACAACCTTGAGATTTATAGAAAATAAGGAAAGGAAGGGTGAAAAAATACAACAAATTAAAAACAGTAATATCCAGAAGTGTATTCAATGGTGTGAACAAAATAATATCCCGCATCATAAAACAGCAACAACTGGAAATATTTTCATGTCAGATAAAAATAAGAAAATATCACGTTCGCCTTTTTCTCATCAATAAATTGAAGTGGATAACATTAATAAATATAATGTTATTCAACACAACAACTATGGCTGCTCTCACTCAAAACAATTGCGATTCCGATTCCGATAGAACAATTTTATCAGATTCTACAAAACAATCATCTTCCGGACAAGATTTCGCCACCTCCGGTATTACAAATGATAGTAGGTACATGTATCTTGTTATTGCGGACGGACATGGAAAATGGTCTTCAGAAACAATTAGATATTTGCGCCATGTACAATGGGCAACAATCATCCAAACGGATGAATTTATGGAAAAAATTAAAGAAGATATAAAAAAGTTGAATACAAAGGGCGAAGGATCTACTCTTTCAGTTGTTCGTATTCTTGATCATCGCATTATTTGCGAAGGTCAAGAAAATGGATATATTGAAGTGTATTTCATCGGTGATTCAACAGTAAAGGTTTACAGAGACGGGGAAGAAATATTTAAGACAAAGGACCATGATCGTAACAATCTTGAAGACATTAAACGTATCATGGAAACATGCAATATGAGAGGAATCGAAAGAAATAATATATGGGACATTGAAGTCATTGATAATAAGCGTATTAAATCGGTTCCAGCGGCTATATTTGATTTTGGAGGCAGCGATAAGATAAATTTCACAAATTCTTTAGGTCATAATGGTAAAACAGGTAGCATCGTTGCTTATAATAAGATTTTGATGGATGACGATAAGACATATAAGGTAGTTGCCGGATCGGATGGTTTGTGGGGGATGACACACGCAGGTGATGGTGATTTTCTTGCAAGGCCTGACACAAATGCAAAGTCTATTGTTGAATTTGCAAACAGACGGTGGAGACAAAAATGGATACATGATAATACTGTAGAAATTGTCGATGACGCCGCCTTTCCTGAGAGCAACATTGATGATATTTGTGCGGCTGTATGCTTAATTAAACCTCTCATTCTTTAGAGTTACCCACACCTCTTCCCTTATTGAAATGGCCAATAACCCTTTAATTCTACGATTAATATCTGGAAATGGAATATTAACCTCTATTCTATTGCCTTCATTTATATATGTTTTAAATAATTCAAACAGTTTATGAATTGGTTCATATTTTATATTTAATTGTAGTTCACTTAGTTTTTTTATAATTTTTTTAACTTCATCTTGTCTCTGCTCTTTTGTTCGGTATATTATTTCCTTCTTCGTTCTCTTAGTTCCTTTTTTTTTGCGCTTTGTCATTTAATTATTATTGGTATTTTTATCCTATTGTGTTAACGCGATCCGGCATATAATCTCCCCTACAATACTCTCTCCTAAGATTTCTTAGTTATATTTATTAAAAATTGAATGATTTATATTTAATGTATTTATGATTCATAAACACGATAAATATGAATTATTGGACAACCAAAAATCACTCATTTAATGTAAACATTGAAAAAAATTTAATTAGAGCCATGAAAAGTAAAGGTGCCCGATATTGTAAAATGGGAGACAATAGTGATATTAATAATGAAGCTAGTTCATGGTGGGAGGATTGTACATTCGGAGTCGCTGACCAAAGCGAAGTCGCTGACCAAAGCGAAGTCGCTGACCAAAGCGAAGTCACTGACCAAAGCGAAGTCACTGACCAAAGCGAAGTCACTAACCAAAGCGAAGTCGCTAACCAAAGCAAATCTTATCGTAAATTAAAACAAGATATAACTGTAACCACTGTTGATGGCGACTCTATTACAGGATATATAACCCACTGGGTTAATGGACCTTGTAGTAGTACGAATGCGATGAATTGGTTTATTATTCAACCGGGTAAATATCCAACCAAATATATTTTGACTAATGAGATGTAACCGATATCCTTTGAATAGAAAAATAATAGTTACCCCATGGCAGCCATTGGTCGTTCAAGTCAAATATCCGTTATAGCACTTATATTTGTTCCATATATCTAACTAGCGAACACAAAATACATTTAATTAACACTGTCCTCTGCGTCCCTATTATAATCTGCAGCGGATCGTTGGATGATTTTAAATAAACATTGCCGATTGTTTTAATAAAAGTTTCATGATATTTTTTGTTGAAGTTGGTAAAGGAATATTTCACGAAAATATCTAAATGACCACTTTCCAAGAGTGATTCACCTGATGCAATATTTATTGAACCCCACGAGGAACACAGTGTCTTTTTTTTACTATAGAATTCACCCATATGATTCCACAACACTTGTGGAAATGCAAAACATACGCCATGGTAATCTCCTTCTTGCAAATTTGTACTGTAATATGTATGTTTTCTACCTACGTCCCAATTAATTTTAATGGGTTCATCGTTGAAATCATTCAGAGAATTCCAATAATCAATCATATCTCTAATAAGCACCAACTCAGATGGTATTTTAAAAGTTACAGTTTTGGTTCTTTTTTTTGTAATTTTTCTGACATAGTTACATGTATCGGCCATATCTCTACCATGAGAATTTATATAATAAGCATCGTATTCCCCATTACTAGGGATTAATAACAGACAAATACTGTGAGTTGCATAGTAATTTTCCTTTTCACCTTCGATCAAACAATATTCTTCTAAACCAATCATTAAATTTATGATTTTTTTTTCACTTATTAAATATTGTATATTGCTGTACAAATATTCATAACTATATTCATATTCACTACTTGCGTTTTTTGTATAACAACCGCAACTAATATTTTTAATTAAGGGTCTTTCAACTTTACTATAAGATTTATTAGGCATTATATCTTTCAATGAAATAATGCTTTGGAGCAATGCTGCATTTTTCATTTTGCCTTTGAAGACAGTATCACGGATGATATTGCATTTCTCATGAGAATTAGATTTTGTATCAATTGAATTAAGTTCCATTTTCGTTGCCTTTTTAATGTAATGAGCTATTCTCTTTTTTTTAGGGTTATATTGGTCACCAATTTTTGACAGCGTTGAAATCATTTCTCGCTATTATAGTATTAGTATTTAAATCGTGCACAATGAATCTAGTTCAATTTTATACATGACACCCAATAAGCGATACATTAATACTATTTTCTACAATCGTGATGAATCTTGGGCGCGCATCTAAAGTTACATTTTTGTGGCAATGTTTGCAAAGCTTTGCATCTGGGAGGCGCTAGAGGCATTTTGCATCTTTGTGGTTTATTATTTAAGGTTAACCCCATATTACCAAGACATAACCCGCTTAACCTTGATTTATATCTAGGATAAGTATTTTTATATAATGAAACGGGGTAAGTACCATTAGTTGAATTAATGCCATTGGTAGTGTTAACTTTGGCATAAGGAGTACCCTTATATGTAATATTTTTGTTGGTAGATGTTGAAAATGTAACGTTTGGACGAGCGTTTAGGCGTGTATATACAGATTGAGATTTCAATACGGTTTGATATTTTAATCTATTAATTCTTGACCCCCCTGAAACAGCCCCTTGTGTTGAAAACCCCTGATTGCTTCTTTTGTAAACCGCCTTACAATTATTGTTATTTGCCTCGCATAATGTATATCCCTTTTTAGCGCATGTTAATTGATTACAAGTCATTGTATTTAACGAACAGTCTACTCCTAATATATTATTACATTTCAATTGGCAACAATCTGCACCATCTTTACAAATATTACTACATTTAAGACTTGCACTCCCTTGCTCAGTATTTATATTTGAAACCAGACACCCTGTTAAAAATTCTGATCCTGAACTGTCTACAATGGATTGATTGGAGAGAAAATTAAATGCTTGTTTGTTAAAAGAACGACATCTTCTCTCCAAATACTGGGCTGTATTGTAATTATATTTATCATTAATCCAACCATTTCTATTTTGAATGTGAGGCTTTGTTTGTGAATAACCACACGCACCATTCCAATCCTTCTTTAGATATTTACCTTTTTTTGTAGGAGTTATATTGACACCTTTTCTAAAACTTCCGCAGACCCGGGCATAATTATCCTTATATATGGTATCCTTAGGTTCTTTTGGACACGCCGCGATGTCAATGTCATCTGTACAAATCAACTGTTTTCTGTATCCTGGTAATGGCGTTCTATTGGTCCCAGATACACAACATTTATATTTTTCATTTGTTTTTGCAGTAATAATAAAATTATTATTTATATTTTTAGTTGTTGTACCGCAACTTGTAGATTTACATGCTTTTGTGCCATCACAACAATTTGTTCGTTTTAATTTATTATTTTGATTTTTATATCTTGATTCCAATGGAGTCGAATTCATGGTATTAAATATCGGATTTCCATCTTTACCATGCATTCTAGTTCTACGACGCTTTGCTCTCAACATTTATATTTACATTAGAAAATAGAAATGGTTATAATACTAGAATATATTAACCCAATTGGTCAAAAATAATTTCTATTACCGATAGGATCTATGGGAGACTATTGACATTTTATATTTCCAATGTATCTTGCAGAATTTGTTCCCGCGTATTCTGTAATCCAATCTTTAAAAGTATAACTGGTTCTATTTTTATCATCACAAATAACTCTAATTTGTTCAATTGGACAATTTGCAACACATTTTTTCCCATATCCAGGTACCCTAATATTTCTATCGTCAGATCTTTGATATAAACCATAAGTACCGCGACTTTTGCTGTTCCAAGATGCGGGTGGCTTATTGGAGCGAGTGGATCTCCCCCTATTTGTTAATTGCGCGATACCCAAAGGTTGGGGTTTGTATCTTATGGCAGACATTATTTTACTTGGCCAAACCTTTTCAAGATGCGCTGCATTGAACATCCATCCATCAAAACGTGGTTTACCTGCTAAGTATCGGCCATTACCATTTCCATTTGAATCGCATCTTTGTCCTTTTCTACATTTACTATTTGCCGCCTTTACAGTATCTAGTTTTAATCTCTCCAATCTTCCACCAGATGTCACGGCCCCCTGAACTTTAAATTTATTATTATTAGGTTTCCATACAGTTTTAGAATGGCGGCTCATTCTTTTTCTTGCAGAAATTGCTTTTGCCAACTCAAGTTGTATTCGCATTCTGTCTTCAGAGGTAATATTTGGATCGGCAAGTTTCTCTTCAAGTACTTTAATATTATTCACACAATTCAAGCATGAATTTCCAGCACTCTTCCTATACGAAGATTTTTCACAGTTTTTAGAATATCCAGGAAGTATTGGGGAATCCGGACATGCGCTTCCGCGAGTTCCGTCATGTTTCACTGGTAAGTTCCTTTCCAATCCTCGCTTGTAGGTATTTAATGCACGGTTTTTATTATATTGAGAGTAACTGTAAGAATAAGGTTTTTGGTATCCGACATCCGAAGAGCATAATTTTTTTGAGTGCCTTTTCCAATTGCCATCGGAAACTTTAGAAAAAGTTATACAAACTTGTTCTTTTGGTTGCATTCCAGACCGAATTCGTTTATCATAGCATACGCGGTTATCTTTCCCACATGATTTGACAGACGGGTCTTTATAAACATCATTGACGGGTTTGTTTTTATAGTTGCATTGATTTTTATGATATCCGAGAAACATCACATTTTGATAAGGTTCCAATGCTACGTTTGTTAGACTATACTGCGTCGCCCCAATCGTGAACGGTGACTTTTTAGATTCACAATCAAGATTATTAGCCAGATCAATAATGGGTAAAACAAAAAATTCGCCTTTCCCTTGAAGAGTGAATAAATTTACTAAAATTACTTCACCAATGTATTTGGTGTTATAATATACATGATCACCAATATTCGGTGGACCCGGCGGCAATATAGTTTGAAATTTAAATTTCAAATAGCATTGTCCGTTACAATTGTCCTTTGGAAATTCACAACACTTTAAGGTTTTTCTATACCCTGCCAACGGAGCACGATATGGTGCCCCTACCCTGCCAACACCTGGGACGCGATTGACAATCATATCAATTACAAAGGCACCAGTTATTTGTATTCCATTGATATATAGTTGATTATACAGTTTTACATTTATATTTTGACAACCCTGGGGACCAGATGATACAATAATAGATATATTAATTGGAAAAGCATTTGTACATTCATCTGGATCCTCGTCATCTTGCGGAATGGATATACAGTCATTAGTATTTGTTATAACAATATCATCAATTGTTCCCATCGCGAATTTTTGAAAACCATTGCCAATTTCAATCTTCCCACCGGGTTTAAGTTTTCTACCATAATCAAATTGCGAACTCCAAACGTCTACTCCACTTATATCGCTTAATAATATAGTCGAAGTACAACATTGTTTCCCACATCCAACAATGGTGCAATTAGTTTTCTGATTATCCTCCCCTTTTATACCAAATTTAGTATTAAAACGAGAATTCACATTGGAATACTGGTTATCCAAACCAGTACTGTTAAATGTATTATATATTATTGTACCATCTGGATTATGTTGCCGTGTTCTTTTCGTCTTCATATTAAATCTTCTCATTTATAATATGAAAAGAAAAAATAGGAATGATATATAATGAATATAACCGAAGTTTTAGTAATTATATTATTTGGGTTTTTAATTTTGAACAATACTGTTGACAATGTTGTTGAAGGGATGACAGGGAATAAATTTAAAAATCGGATTAAAATCCTTGAAAATGAAATTAAAACAAAACAATCCAAGAATAAATCAAAACTAAATATAATTAGCGGAGAATTGAATGACATTAAGGATAAATATAAAGAGTTGCGTGCCAAATTAAATGCAAGTCATAAAGCCACTGATATGAATGATGCTGCAAACAATAGTGGTTTCAAAAGTGTACCACCGGTTGGGACAATATCATCATCGGCGGCAAAATACCCAAATGATTGTCCGGGTAAAAAAACAAAAATAAATTGGCCCAAATATAAATTTACACCAGAAGGAATGTCATCTAGAGTCACTGATATCAAAATTAATATTTTGGAAAAAAGCTTGACGAACGTCCAAAAAACGCAATACGAGATAAATACCAAATACTCAAAAAGTATTGAAATAATAAATGGAAATATTGATGAAGACATTATGAACACAGGTGACGCAATACAAAAAAAACTCATAGATAAAAATTTTTAATAAAAGATTTATCATAACAGTAAAATTGAATTGTTAATTACCTAACAATGCGAGGTATGTTATAATAATGTTTTATAAATTGCCCGAAGAACTAATATGGGAAATTTTGTTGTTTGCGGGAATGGATAAAAAATCTAATATGGATAAGGTATTGGATCAATTTATAAAAGGTGGATTCAATCGTAAAAATTTGAGTATAGAACCGTATTTAAAGAGGCAATTTTGGTGTGCTAAAAAATTTAGGGGTTGGCATAGTTTGGAAAGAAACACACTTAGATCATGGAATTATATGAAAGGTGGTTACGAATTACTTACCGCCGTTTCAAAAACAGAGTGGAATATTAAACTTGAAGCGGCATCATCTACGTTTATTGTTACTAAATGTACAGTAGAGGACGAAAGAAAACCATATTCAGAGCGTATTCCTATAAAAGTGTTTTCTACTCGTTTTACAAGTAAAAAACCAGTAACAAAATGGCTTAAAAATATAAAAAAATTTGAAACATCGTATCCAACATATGCTAATACTAATTATCTACCAAAACGAAAAAATACTTTTAATATAAAATTTAATAGTAAATTTTATAAAGCTATAAAAATGAAGAAAATTGCAAAGTTAATAAAATTACAACAAAAAATGGATAACGTTTTATAAATTAAATGGGCATGAATCGCAGCAAGTTGAATTAAAATAAAATTTTTTATATATATAAAGTAAACAAATGAATAGTCACCTAGTAGCAATATTAATAGTACTAACAGGAATCACAGCACACTATACCTTTTTCTCACCCATACAAGAAGGTTTGGAAACAAAAGAAAGTGTAAAGGATACAAACGATAAGGCAAAAAAGCAAGAAGAAGAGATTGAAAATGAATTTGTAAACATATTTCAAGATGAACTGGAAATTGCAAATCAACAAGGAAAGAATATTGATATTCTAGGAGAGAATAAAGTTGAATATGAACATATATTGAACTGTTTACAAAATAGATATGATAAAATGAATTCAAAGGTCAATGGGAATAAAGCTAATAGGACGAGACAAGGAAATGTCAAAAAAAACAAATTAAAAAATCTTCTTTCAAAAAAATCCAAATAATTATGCCATTTCAATTATATTATATCGTGGTTCTAAAGACAAGGGGTTATATACCGCATTCATTATTCTTTCATTTGCATATCGCTTATTTATTTTATCTATAATTTTATTATGATTTCTAATATATTCTACTGTGAAAGGTATTGTAATTATAATTAAAAATGCCCCGACATTAAATAATAGTTCTACGGTACCTAAATCATGTGCGGATAAAACCAAAAATGGATATGGCAATGTTGTCAACATATAGTTAAAATCTTTTATAAACATTAACTTTTGATAATTGCATTTTTGATATAAGTATAAATATGAAGATATTTTCATAAATAATATCGTAACAATGGAAAATAAAAATCCACTCATCGATTGATAATAGGATACGTTTGACCAAAAATCATATTTAAGTGAATGTGTAATATTGTTTTTAAAATGTTCTAAGCCGAGCATATTAATTGTATGGTAACTATTTCCATTGTCAATAATTCCAATTACCATTGAAAAGAATGATATTATAAAAAAAAAACAAAAATACTGCATTCTCAGGGGGGCAACATGCAAGATATAAAATTTTTCTTTTGGATTTTGACGCATAATCAGAAATTTTTCATGACATAAATCACATTTATTAAATTTTTCAGGATTATTAATATTCTCAAAGCGCCATCTTTGGAGACAAGATTCATGTACTGCTCCCGTTGAACCGCTACATCTACATGGAGATATAAATTCTTCATCTTCATTTCCTTCGAGACATATTCTACATTCCGTCATTGAATATATAAATAATAAATAATATATTATTATATAGATTTATGGATAGTTTGAATTCAATTGAAAATAGTGTAAAATCTAAAACAAAAAGTTCCGATTTTTGGAATAAACTAAAAACGGGAAATACTAAAGATATGGGAGACGAATTCACGGGACCATCCTATTCCTATGCTGCACAAATAAAAACTCCAGCGGAATTGGGAATGAGTACTAAACCGGATGCTCTTGGTAAAAATGTTGAAGGTATTTGGGCTTATGTTCAAATGTTGACAAATGGCGGCGGCGCCGCATCAAGGGCAGGTGGTTTTCCTTTAGGTAATAGATATTTTCTATCTACAGGAAACCATTGTTCTGCTAATATTAAGGATCCGACCACAGGAATATCAAGTTCTGTTAAAAAACCAAGATCTATTTATATCAACAACGTTCCTGATGGACAATTGGGATTTCTTAAGGACATGGACTTCGGAACATCATCCTCCATGACTAAATCGGGAATTAGTATGCGTGGTCTTATACCAGGTCTTCTAGGAGATATGGAAACATTAAACCCCATACATTTATTTAGCGCATTCACTCAACCCGCTGCTCCACCATGCAGCGAAATAAACATGAGTGTAATAGGTACAAATGGTGGAGAGAGTGCTTTATCGCAATATGTTGCTGATAGCGAAATAAATAGAATATCACCTTGTGCATTTGCAAATGGGGAAAATTTATTAACAGGTGAAAAATGTAAGGAGGGTTTTGTTGAGGCCAATAGGCGCCTAAGAGGGAAAGGGCGGAAAAGTAATCGCAAGAAAAAGAAACTGTCTCTTGAAAATAAACCACTGGCAAATTTTTATACGGCTATGGTTGGTGGGGTATTATTATATATCATATATCGTTTGGCGGATAGAAAATAAAAGATAATCAAAATAAAATTATCTTTTATGCATATGGAAAAAATATTGGTTTCAAACTCCTAACGGTTGGTTTTGTTATAGCAGGTGCTACAAGCAATACAGCTAATAAACTCATGGGGATTAAAATTCCATTGTGTTTTTTAGCAAACTTAGATATGCGTCGGTGAATCCCTTCTCCAGAGTCCTTCTTAGTAGAAGAGTCTTCTTCACTGGAGTCCTCTTCACTGTCTGAGTATTCTTCTCCACTATCAGAGTATTCTTCGCTATCAGAGTATTCTTCTCCACTGGAGTCTTCACTATCAGAGTATTCTTCGCTATCAGACTTTTCTTCTCCACCGGAGTCTTCTTCACTATCAGAGTATTCTTCATTATTACCAGTTGAAGCGAACCCACTGTTATTATCAGTTAAGTTGAATCCACTATCATCGTCCGATTTAGAAGTTTTTGCACCACCTACGATTAGTGCACTTTTACTACCTGTTTTAGGTTCTTTATCGGGTTCTTTATCGGGTTCTTTATCGGGTTCTTTGTCAGATTTAATATTATCACGAATTAATTCATACGAGGCTTTCATTGCAAAAAAGGCTTGATGAATATAATTACCGCTCCATAAAACATAAAGTACCATGCATATAACCGCAATAATGGCAATCCAATAACCATACTTTAAGTATTTTCTGTACCATATAGCATCTTCATCTTTATTATGATAATAAGTTGTCATACGATTTGAAATTGCGCGCTTGGATTCTATCTCTTGGATTTTGGATTTATCATTAGTAATATTTTTTTTGTAATATTGTATAAGATCTTGCATATTATTTTTATATAATATCTGCGATTCTAAAATACCTATATGTTGTTTAATTTGATCAATTAATTCATTGTATTTTTTAGTAATTTTATCCACCTTAGCTGCCGCGTTTTTTGCAGCTTGCGACTGTTTAATTTTTTTATTATATGATGATCTTGTTGCACTCCCATCTGATTGTTTAACTAGATCTTCTCTTGCCTGGTTTAATTTATAAGTTGCCTTTGCCAAACCGTCTAAGCCAGCTTTTATCTTATCTTGACAACTCATCATTTTTATTAACTCAGCTTTGGTTATTGTTGGTTTGGGGCTATCTTTTGCCATTATTAAGTTGTATAATAGTTAGAAATAAATTAATGGTTATTATTAATTTATTTTATCAATTATCTAAATGTTGCGAAACTTTCACTTGTCATTTTTTTACCACCAGTCAAATTGCTAGTTAAAGAATTGATGCCTCCCGCTGCGCTCTTTACCAAACCTTTCCCCGCTTTAAAAGCCTTTTCAACATCATCCTTTCCTTTTTTATATTGTTTTTCACCCCACTTCTCTCCTCGTTTCGCTTCGTATTTTGTATCTTTCCACGCCTTTTCAAAGGCGCGTTTATCATGTTGCCATACTGTTTCATAATTTTTATCTTTTACATCTGGCATGTCCCACTGAAACTGGTTCCAATTCCTCTCACTTCTCCAATAGTTCCACCATATACTTTTAATAGTGAGGAATATGGCCACCGCTATAGATATAACTACAATAGGATATCCCAAAAAGCTAAATGTGCTATTTCCAGATGCCCCGATAGCAACTCCTGCTAAAACAAACAAACAACAGTTTGCTATAATTTTAAAAATGTTTTTATGAGAGGAGTATCTTTCATATTCGTAATTGGTGATCTCAACCATTCTGTGTTTATTATTCCTTTCATTAATTAGCTCTTCCGTCTCTCTTTCTATCATTTTAAGCTGGTCTTCCGCCAATAACGTCATGGTTATTTGATCCTGAAGAGCTGTTCTATCGGAAGCTAAAGAACATTGGGTTTGCGTCGAAACATTATTTAATTGTTGCATAAGCTTTATCCTTGAATCCTGGAATACTTTTAGATTTTTCACTAAGTTGCTAATTGTATTTTCCGATCCTTGTTGTGCGTGAGCTTTTTGCAGACTTTTTAAAGTGTTTAATTCTTGCGTCTGGAAGTATTTGATATCATCCAAAAGAGTTTGGGCTCCTTGCTTTGATCCAAATGGCAATAAAGCGGCACATTTGTCGGAAGCAGTTGTTGCCGGAACAACTGAAGCACTAGCCGCGCCCCCGTTTCCGCCTTTGGGCATATTAGGTATTTTTCCAGTAGGGGGACACGGGGTGGTAATGTTAACTCCGTATTTTTTTTTGTATTTTTTTTCTTGAGCAGCAGATGGTTTGGGTCCTAAATAACAATGATAGGCATCTGTCTTTGTCTCTGCCCATCCCGCCGAGAGGCCGACCGTCGCGCCGGTTGTTGTTGGGAATTGATAGGAACATATATCGTGATAGGGAGCATTTCCGCGTTTGGTAGGAGACGGACATTTTCCAGAGTGATGTTTTTTGTCATGTTTTGAGTTATGGGTTCCTGGACAATCCGGAGATGTTTTTGTGTATGACGGCATAATATATATATTATGATATCATAAAAAAAAATTAATTCTATTAAATTTAATTGCTTAATTTCTTTATAACTAGTCCCGCGGATGCAATTGCTAAAGCAAACCACAGATAATAGCTTATATTGGTACTATCTCTTTTTAATGTAACATCCTCCAACATTCCATTAATAATATTTTCCTTGTTTTTCAATGCTCTTAAATATGTAAAAGCCTTCTTATATTTTACCATATTTTTTAGTATTTCCCTCCCTCCAGAAGTTCTTTTAAGCGCCGCGGCATTGCTTGCCGTATATGAATTTTTTATAGCTTCATACAATATTGCAGATTTTTTAACAATCACAAAACCCAAAACTTTAATCTCAAGTAGATCTAAATCATAATTTCCATAAGGTGCATCAGGGCTATCGCCACCAGCGCATTTATTAATCATTTGTTGAGCAGTGGGTAACATTTTTAACTTTCCTACATTGTTAACAGTCTCGGAGTCATGTCCAATAGGATAATTATATTTACAATCGCGGGCATAATTGTGATACATGGTCCCGGTACAACCTACTATTTCTTCTGGGTTCGGCGGTGCCCAAAACATCATTGCCATTTCCGCCTCCTGCCAGGGATTACACGCCCACTTCTTTTTGCTACTTCCGGGAATAACGTAACCTTTTGCACCTTGATTTCCTCGTTTAATTTCAGTCATTCCTGTAGGACAATCAGGTGCTGGGCCACCATCCGCATCTCCTTGTAGTGTACCTGTTGTTTTGATTGATTTAGTATAACCCATTCCAGCGCTTTTCCAATTTTTAGGATTACTATACAATAATCCATTAGCTTTATTTAACATATCGGAATTTGTTGTATCGCAAACCGTGTTACATGTAAATTGACCATGACCTTTATCTGCATATACATATTTAATACCGCCATTATTATCAGAACACACGCACCATCCTGACTGTTTTGATGGTATTTCAGTATCGCATCCATTTGGCATGTTTTTTTTATCAGTTGCTAAATCAAAAGTATCCGTAGAAAAGAAGGGTTTTTGTGATATATTACCAGAAAAATCTACCACATAGGGTACGGTTGCATTATTAATAGAGGATGGTTGCTTCCATGTTCTCGTAACTTCATTTGGTTGTTTTTCTTTAAAAGAATAAAACCCAGATCTACCCTCCAAAGTATTTTGCCACCCAATGCATTTATCGGAATGACCTGCGAATTTTTTTGAGGTTCCTCCAATAGCTCTTTCGCAAGATTCTTGAAATATTTTTTTCCAAGTTTCCCTTAATTGAATCATTTCTTTTCCTATGTCAATAGCATTCAGATTAGTAGCAGCCATTCTTTCAACCAAAGAATCAATATTTATTTTTTTTAAAGTTTCTTTAGCTTGTATCGCGATATCCATTTTAGTATTTAACATTGATCCATCCGCGCCTTTTGTAGGTGGCTTGGTTTTCCATGTTTGAGTGATATAGTCAAATCCATCCGAATTAATTGGAATTTTAATTGGGTTATTAGATAGAATTTTATTTATTTTGCTCGTTTCATATGATCGTTGTTTATTAACAGTAGAACCGTTTCTTTGCTTTCCATACCCAACTGAGCCATATACACCACGCCTAGTATTTGTCCACGGTTTGTTAGGATTTATTGTTGCTGGATCTATTAATTCGCCGTTGGAAGTTGACATTGGAGCCTTCACTGTAAAACCCTCGTTCATATTGGATATAAAATTACTATTATCCACTTTTTCAACAGCCGCTTCCACCACACCAACTATGCTTTCGGCAAGTTGAAACAGATTTTCATCTGGTTTTGACCAATCTTGTCCATTTCCGGCGCCAATTGATCTTGAATTGCTATCTTTATTCGCAAACCAACCCACATTGCATCCGTATTTACAAGCTGATTTCATATCTACGTTATTTTCTTTTGCGCATTTATTGTAGCAAGTCTTAAATGCTTGTGTTTGTCCTTCAGATTGGATTTTAAAATCTTTAACTCGCGACTTCCATTCCTTTTTAACAGCATCTAAACTATTTTGCATTGTAATAAGTTTTTCAAATTCCAGTGTATTTTCTTGTTCAACGGGTTTTCTAAAGTTAATATTATCTTTATCGATATAATGTGTTAATCCCGCAACTACATTTTTATTAGAACCACTTTGATCCTGAAATCCTTCTATTAGTTCTAAATTTCCTCGCAATGTCTTTTGCATTTTGCGTTGATCTCTCCTATATGATTTCCCCTGTGTTAAATCTTGGAAGGACTGTGAATGCATTTTTATCTATATTATATAGATAAAAAAGTTATTAGTTCTTAGCAAGCTTCGTAAAGGCCAATGTACCTAAAGTAACTGCGGATAAAAAGAATGCAATGTAATGTAAATAAGAAGAATCCATTTCCAATCGTCTATCTTCTAACTGACCATTAAGGGTTTGGCGTTTTGTAAGTAATGCATCCAACCTACTTTTTTTTTCCATTAGGGTATTAAGTTGGATTTTGAGGTTATTGGAATGTGTAGACCCGTCGCCTTTTGCAGTATTATTAACCCTATTTGTTATTTTTGTTTGTTTAACCAACTTTTGTATTTGCGCATTAATTTTTTTATTCAATGATTGGATTTTATTTAAAATATTAGATGAATTATTATCTAACTGACATTCCGTTTTTTTAGTACAATCATTTTTGTTTAATTTATTGCAGCTATCTTGCCATTTTTTGTCGTTTGCATATTTTGTATTTGGGATACATTGTGATGTTTTTTGTGTCTGTGTATTATATTTCATGAGTTGAGCAATAAGATTCTGATATTCATTTTCCATTGCGTTTAGTTTTTTCATTTCATTTTCATTTAATTCATTAACATTGTTATATGTACCAGATTTGGGTTCGGGCGAAGAGTTGTCTAAAGGTTCAATTATCGAACCTAAACCTCTGCCCGTAGTCTGTTCCATTAATGGCAAATTTGGTAATTCGCGCGAAATAATTGCATTCTGCATAAATCCAAATTTTACTCCTTGGCTTAAATTGGGATTATGCTGAGATTCATTATCAGTAAATAGTGAAATTAGTGTTGACATACTTCTATAAAGTACAAACAGAAAAAGTATTTTCCCAATACTAATTTTTATCAGCACTGCGTAAAGAATTAAAATAATACAAGCTTCCTAAAATAGCAACAAAATAAAATGCATCCATATAATAATCACCCTGCATAATGCTTCTAATATACTTCTTTCTAGGTATTGATGCGTCTCCAGAATTTTGAACTTTTGATAATGTTGAATTTTCCACATTTGTTTTATTTTTCAACCCTGCTATATATTCGTCTAAAGTCTGTATTTGTTGATTGTTTTCTAAAATAGCAGTGTTTATTTTTTTTGAGAACTCTGTGGTATTGACAACAATCCTATCAAGATGTTCCTTTACTCTTTCTACATTTTGTTTTGTGGTTATAGAAGAATCATTCAAATAGTTAGCTCTTAATGCTGTTTTATATCTTCCGGCAACAACCTGAAATAAATCATTCAATTCACTTAATTGGTTGTTTAAAGTAGCTCCCAATTTATCATTTTCATATTGCATTCTTTATAATATAAATATATAAAATCACTGACAGAGACGATAATACAGTGTTGTTACTGCAGTTGGCGATGATCTTGTAATTTCTACTAAATCGCCGGGTCTCGCACCAATTGCTTGAGCAACAGGATCAAAGCGGGATATTTCTGGAAATTGTTTTTTTGGATCAGTTACATAGTATTTTTTGATCAAATCATTCTTTTCAGTACTACTAATAACTCTATGCGGTGGGACCAGATCTGTTTTTAAAATATTGAAAAGGTAATCATTGAGATTAAATATTGTAATGAATTTATTATCATTTAAGTAAATATGGTTTGATAAAGTTCTCATGGAATCATTTACCTTATCCTTTGTTACAATTATTAATTCATCTTCCCTAGTTAAGATTTCTTCGATATCAAATAAATCATCAATATAATCATATACCGCGCCCGATTTTATTTTTGCATCAAGGTGGTATTTAACAAATAGTTTTTTATTAGTTTTCGGATTAGTAAGAAGCATATCCATTTGTTTGTTTTTATACATTGCTTGTAGTTCATTCACGCTAAAACCTTCATAATCGTTTGTGTTATAACCCCTGGAATCTTTTAATATTTTAAGTAGAATTGTTCTTGATTTGTATAGTTTGGAAATCAGTGGATTATATCTTGAGCTTTGTCCGGATGACATGTTTATATTATTAAGCTATAACTTTTTAATATAATTCAATTTTTACTTATTGTAATACTGTGTGTTTCGCCACCCTCTTCCTCATCATCGCTATTCTTTTCAAACTTATCATCTTCGTCAACTTTAAGTAAATCCAATCCTTCTTGAAAATTTTTAGTAATAACGATCCTTTCTGGTTTCTCGCCAGGGGATGAATCTGGTACTTTATTTCCTTCACCCTTACCAGATTCTTCTTTTTCTAAAGAGTCCTTTTTCATTTCATCATCTGTTTCGCCATCATCTTTCTCTTCGTTATTATCAGATTCTGGCGTAGTTGATCTTTCTTTGGTCATAATGCTAGGTGGTAAATTTAATTCTGGTGGCGGCGAATTAGGAGGTGGTGGTACTCTAGGATCATATGTCGGAGAGATAGGTTGGTATGGCGGTGAATCTATGGGACCATATGTCGGAGAGATAGGTTGGTATCCTGGTGAGTTAGTGCTATATGTTGGAGTGCCTGGTTGATATATTGGTGACATCCCCTGTTGCATGGAGGTATTTATTGGCATACCAAATGGAGGTTGATCAAATTCACCTTCATTGGTTTGCCATGGCGTTGTAAATGGTGTACCAAGATCATATCCTGATTGTGAATCAAAGAAATCTTCTTCTCTATCAGCTTCTTCTGTTTCAAGAATCTTTCTATTTTGTTGAATATCCTTGTACAGTGCGTTATCTTTTTCCAGCCTTTTCTTTGCCTTATTGGCAACTTCCTCTAGGTTTTTTAATCCTGTTAATTTAACAACATTGTCCGAGTTCTTCATAGATGTCAACTGTTCCACATTATCTTCTGTTATTATTCTCATTTGGATATTCATTGCTTGTAGTTCTTGATATAATAGCTTAAACGCATATGGTACTTTAACAATTGAGAAATCTCTCCCGAATCTTGTCAAAGGGACAATATTTAGACCACCTTCAAGATTTTCAATGAATTTAATCGGACCATCTGCCATCGGACTTAGAAATATATTCCTACTTTCATTATAAACTGCAATAGTCCCTGTATTATTGCATATTGCCATGAAATATTTATCCCCTCTCTCCATCATGGATTCTTGTAAAAATGAAGCTAACCCGTGTGAAATAATAGCATCGCGGTCCATTTCTCCTATACGCAAACCACCGTTGTTTGATCTACCTTGAACAGTCTGTCTGGTTAAAACAGTGCGCGGACCCCTTGCTCTATAATTAATTTTGTCTTTAACCATATGTTTGAGTCTTAAATAATAGGTGGGTCCGAAATAAATCTCTGTTTCAAGTTGCTCACCTGTCATTCCATTATACATTAATTCATTTCCCGTTGAACTAAATCCTTCGCGAATCAATACATTTCCAAATTCCTCATTTTTTGGTCCTTTATTAATAAATGCCGTACAATCGCCCAAGGAACCAGTTAATACGCACGCTTTTCCTGTCAAAACTTCAACCAAATGACCAACGGTCATTCTACTAGGAAGAGCATGTGGATTTACAATAATATCGGGCCTAAGTCCTTCTTTTGTAAATGGCATATCTTGTTCATTTAATACAATACCAATAGTTCCCTTTTGACCAGCGCGAGAACAGAATTTATCCCCTATTGCTGGAATCCTATCGTGTCTAATCCGAATTTTTGCGAGACGAAGACCGCCTTCTGTTTCAGTAATAAAAGCTTTATCAACATGTCCAAGTTGTCCCTTTTTACATGCAACGGATTCATCCACAAAAATCTCTCCCGAAGTCAAACTATTAACCGCTTTTCCAATTATAATTGTTTTATCATCTACAACAGTATTTTCCTTTATTAAACCGGAGTTGGGATCAAGGTGACTGTAATCATAGCCTGGTTTTAATCCTATCACATCGTGTTTTTCTATGTCCATGAATTCACTTCTTATTTCAGATGACCCCACGTTCGTTTCTTCCTCAGTAGCTTCATAAACATTGAAGTATGTTGTTCGGAAAAGTCCTCTATCAAGAGCTGCGCGATTCATTATAACTGCGTCCTCAACATTATAACCCGTATAACAGGCAATTGCTACTATTGCGTTTATCCCATAAGGATGTTTGTTTCCGGTTACAGGACCATAGTAGCGGCTTCTTACAATAGGATTTTGTCCATAGTTTAATAAAAGTGCGGATTTATCCATTCTATTTTGGAAATTTGTATGAAACATTGACACAGCTTGTTTACTTTGTCCACATGAAAACGCGTTACGAGGATAGGGGTTCGTCGCAGGGAAAATGACCTGATTGGCCATCATACTTAAAATAACAGATGAGTCTATTTCAATATGAGTTATTTTTTTATTAATATATGTATCTCTATTTTGTGATGTAGATGCCAACATTACCCCTTCCATTTCTTGAGTATCTAAATATTCAACAATTGCTTCTGTTTCATTAAGATTTGTTTTTTGTCTGAATATACTAGGCGATAATATTTGATTGTTATTTATTTTTCGTTCTTCTGAAGATTTACCAATTCCCAATACACATTCATTCCAAGAAATATTTTTATTCGTGATTTTTTCAATAATATTTTTATTTTCATAACTTATTTTATCCCCTTTCACATGAAATAAAGGATGACACGGTCTCCCTGCATCAGTTTGAATGTGAATTTCATTTCTTTGTTCATTCCATCTTATACTTGTAAATATATTGAATAAACCATTGCGACGATACAATAGTAGTTTATCCTTCATTTCTTCAGGAGTCGATGTTACGCCAATCCACGCCCCATTAACAAAAATCTTCGTTACGTTACTTAAATATTTTAACGTACATTCTTCTAATAATTGCATATTAAACCCCGATTGTCTCAGAAATTCAATAAAGGGATATCCAGATAATCTCTTTGTAACATGAGTCATTATGGCAAGATGTTTATGTAACCCAACATTACCTCCGTCCGGTGAATGTATTGGGCAAAGTATTCCCCATTGGGTACTATTTATATGCCTCGGTCCAACTATTTTAGCTCCATCTGCTGCAATCGGTGTATTTGTCTTCCTCATTTGAGCCATAGTGGAGAAGTAGGATAATCTACTTAAATCTTGTAATACCCCAGGCTTTTTGGTATGTGCCTCTGAACCCCAATCACCCTTAAATGCTTTTGAAAAACCGGATTCAACGAGTCTTTTATTAAAAATCATTGATTGATTCTCTACTATTAAATTCATAAAATCGCTATCTTGATAACTTCTCGCCGACTTCTTTACAGCATAAAAGTACTCTTCATCCATCTTTAAAAATATATTTTTCTGTTGTGCTGTGTAATATTCGCGAAATAAATCATATATTAATGTTCCTGGTATTTCCAGTCTTTTATATAAGTAGCTATCTCGGTCAGTTGGTTTATCTTCTCCATGTGCAATTTGTAATAATCTTTTTACAGCATAACCTATATATAAAGCTTTTTGTTTGAAATTCAACTCTCCGATATGAGGTAAAAAGTAAATCATTAGAATCTGAAGGGCGTGACTTGTAGTTTTACCCTTTGTTAGGGTAGCTATAAATTTTAGTGCAGCTTGTTGTGTAAATACAACACCGGCGTCGTGTACGGAAGGGCGAAGTGTTGGGAGATAATGTGGATACTTATTAATATCCAACAAACAATATTCAACAATTTCTCTATCCGAAATAATACCCAGAGCTCTCATAACAATAAATAAAGGGACGGGTTTTCTGACATTTGGTATAGATATAACAATATTACCATTAGAAGAAGATGGTGTTTCTTTAATCATTTTAATAGCCAATGTTCTCACTGGTTTTGATGCATCTTCTGAAACAGAACGAATCTTTGCAGAATAACTAATAAGATCATTTGGATCTTTTTGTATATATAACATGTTATCTGCAAACTTCTCTTGTGAAATAATAACCTTTTCTTTGCCATCAATTATAAAATATCCCCCAGGATCAGTAGCATCTTCGCCCATATTTTTTCTAACGTTTTCAGCCATACCATTCAAAATACATAGGTTAGATCTTAACATAATTGGAAATTTTCCAAAATATAATTTATTAAGGGTTATCTCATGTTCAACCATTCTAAATTTACCAGAACCATCCCCCAGTGGCAAATAAAGAGTAAACTCAACATCAACATCATAATGCATCGTAAATGCATATGTTAAATTTCTTAATCTTGCTTCATTCGGGTACATAATTTTATTTTCTTTATTTTTATCATAAATAATAGGTTTCCCATAATAAATCTTAGTGCCATCCTTGCCACCAATATATAGTCTCGCTTGATACCTATATTCTTCCAGAATTAGTGTTTTGATCGGGCCTTTTCCCTTGGCTTTTTCCCAACGTTGATTTCTCTTGACCCCGTCTTCATCTGGAAATCTCTCCTCCAATTCGTCTTTTGTTAAAGGTTTTTCTTCGCCATTTGGTAGAATGAAATTAACAAATCTGGTTTCTTTATCGATGATTATTTTCTGTTGATTTTTAAAAAAATGAATAGGATTCTTCTCTCTTAAGAGTTGCGATATCCCAGAATCAAAAAATTCATTATAGGATTCCAAATGATGATTTACTAGAAAAGATGAATTTTCCTTGAAATATAAGTTAAGAATTTCCCATGGAATTGGATTAAAACTCATTCTAGTATATCTTATGTTTATATTTTTAAAGAGTTTTCTATAAGAATTATATTATCAAATAAT